GCCCGCGGGTTGGGGAGCCACAGTAGCAGCCCTTCTATTTTCCCTAGCGGTCTCTGCATCAATTGCCATTATTTACCCCTGAAATCCAAAGTCCTGAAGGACTCTAAGTGTTGTATCTGCAACTTCCTTTTTGGCATTGTTTGTATATTGCCAACGAACATCTTTGCGTAATTCTTTTTCAAACTCATAAATTGATTTAGTTCCAACTTTACCATCTGCTTGAGTATAGGAAAGAGCGCTTCTAATCTTGGGATCAAATAAATCAATAGCGGTATAAGGTATCTCAAGGATATTGCTCATAGATTGAATATAAGGATCTGCTAATGTCTTTAGATCAATACCTGCTTTAATCTTATCTGCTAGTTGAGGGAAAGCACTTGCTGCACTCTCTCTTAAAGTAGAGTAAATAGTATCTGCATCTATTAGACCAGCTACTGCCTTATTAGCATAATCAGTTGCTGCTGAATCTGAAAGCATAATACCGTTCTTAGCAGCAAAGTTTTTGAACTCAGTAAAGTATTTACCTGAAGGGCCTTCTGGAACATTACCCATTCCAATTGCTTGCTTACCAGAAGCAAGTTGACTCTTGATATTACTATCAAGCCATACAGCAGGATCAGCATTGTCTGCTGTTAAATACTCAGTATTTACAAGTTCACCATTTTTGTAGGTTTCTTTAATGGTGGTCTTAGACTTACCACTAGGCAGGGTGTATTGAGCCTTTAACTGTGGAAGCCAAATTGCTAATTCAGATTGATTAGCATCTCTGCCATAGTATTGCTTAAAGATTTGGTTAATCTTAGATACTAAAGCAGTATCATCTGGGATAGTTGAAGAGTTATAAGTCCTAGTATAAGTACCAGTTTTTTTTGTTTTAGTCTCGGCGCCTACTACAGGTGCTCCACTTAAATCAACGCCAAATTCATTAGCAATGGCTGTTGCTCCACCTGATGCAGGTGTTGCGCTTGAAGGATTACTAGCGCCATACACAAAATTAGTTGACATTATTTAGTTTCCTTTGGTGTTAAGTATTTATCAAATACTAAATCTTGAGATAGGAATCTATCGTATACATACGAGAACCCAAGTTTATCATCTGATTTTAATTTATTAACTACTGCATCGTAAATATATCTCAGATCTTTATTTGCTTTTGCATCTATAGATCTTACATCTCGCTTAACCAACTCGGTTGCTATCTTATTTCTAAGGTTAAGATAGGTAGATATTGATTTCCAAGTTGTATTATTACGATTATCTTTTATAAAGTTTGGATCATTTAGGATAGTTCCAAGACCAACAATGACCTTATTTGTTTTAGAACCATCTGAATCTAGATAATCATCATACCAAGCTGTTTGAACATATTGACCAGTATTTTTATTAAACAAAGGTTTGCCATCAGCATCTGTTTGAATTGCTAATTTAGATATTACCTGTTCTTTAATATACTTTAGGTCTTCAGCGCCAGTCTCTTGTACTGAAGAAAGTCCTCGCTTTTGCAGTTCTTCATCAATTGCATCAGACATCTTGTTGTACTTAATCCAACCCTTTTCAGCATCATTCTTCTTTTGAGATTCTGCTGGACTCTGTGATGATAGAAATGTATCAGGTGAGTCAGGTGAAACTTTTTTATTGTATAAATAGTTATATGCTGATTGAGAAAAATCATAACCACTAGGATTATTAACCACTAATCCAATAAGTTTTGGATCAACCTTGCTCAACTCAGATATTAGACCACCATACTTTTTAATGTTATCTGTTGCCTGAACTGAAGATTGCACTCCAGTAGGGTTTTTAGATAAACTAGCAGAAAAATCAAAGTACTCAGGATAGTCATTAAGGAATTTAGCATCGGCATTAACACCGTAAATTCTCTTATACTCTCTTGATTTATCTAAGTAAAACTTATATGGACTATCAAAACGTGGAGCAAAAGGCATAATCAAGTTTGCAAAAGTACGCATCCTCCAGTAGTCCTTAGTCATATCCATAATTTTTGCTGGATTAACTGGTGGCTTACCATCACGCTTTGCGTTCTGTTGTTCTGTTTTCCAAATTAATTGGTAGGTTCTAGCAAACTGTGGATCTTTTAATTGATCCTTACGAGTTAATTCTCTTTGAAGCCAAGGTGGTAGAAATGCTGATATTGCATCCTTTGGATATCCATAAGGAAACATTCCCTTTATAGACTCTCTTACATTTGGTTGATTCTTAGTTAGTTCACCTACAGTAACTCCAACATATGGACCTATTGGGAAAATATCAGATATAATATTTGGATTACCGGTGTTATAAAGAACATCTAATCCACCTTGAAAGATAATATCCAAGGATCCTTTTGGGATACCAACTGTAGTTAATGATTCTAAACCTGGTATGCCTCTAAGGCCTTTAGGTACATCAAGCCAAATAGTGTCATTGCCTTTTGTTTGCCCAACTGGAACCTGATTACCATCTTCATCAGTTACAAGTCCTGATCTATTGGGTGATTGCCATACAAGATAACCTTTATTAATAATAGATGGGTCTGCTACTGCTAACTTAGTCCAAGTCTTATAAGCATTTTCTTGTGCTGAGAAAAATGGATTTATATACTTCATAGCGGTAGCAAGATTAGTCTTACGCTCAATATTAAAAAGGATACCCTTCATTTCGCGTAGTGCAAACTTGTGTGCTTGCATCATAATAGCCGCTTGATCAGCTTTACTAATTATGTCGCCTCTAAGGCCAGCTACTACTTCTACTCTGCGCTTAGCTTCTTGACGATATAAATGAACATAAACTGGATTTCTAGCAAAAGCATCTTCAGGCATAGTTGCTAGTAATTTAAATAAAGAGTTTATTCCTTTTTTAACTGACACATCTGAAGCATTAAATATATTCTCTGTAAGAACGTGACCGTGAATAATAGGTAAGACTGTAGGATCTTTAAATGTTGTTCTTAAATCATTAGCAGTAATATCAGATAACTTATCGCGTAGATTAGATGATACTGGAAGGTACTGATCTAGGAATCCATTAACCTTATTAACATACTCTGTTGAATCATCTGAAGAGATGGCTAGTCTACGGCGTAGATCACGACCATCTGGAGATGATTTTACCCAACGAGCAATATCTTCAAGAGATTCACCTTTAATAATCTTCTTTACTACTACTGAGTTACCAAATTGTGTGCGTAGTGTCTGCGCCCATTGGTCAAAGTACCCAGGATCGGTAGGTTTTACAGCACCAATACCTTTAGATGATAGTTTTGTTTTGTATAGATCTGTGTTGCTATCAACCATACGCTCAAAAGAATTACCAGAAGATGCAATACGCTTAAACATATCACCTAATGGTCCACCAAAAGCATCATCAAGAATGTATTTTTGACCATCAGATGTAGTTACATTATATGATCCAGTACCAATAGTTTTATCTGGTTTTACGTTCTTAGATTTATTAAGTACAGTTGAGTAGTGCTGGTATATAGCCTGTTTTTCTTCTTGTAAAAGTTTAAAGGTATTAAGTTCACCAGCAAGATCTATGTCATCTGGATTTAAAGATACCTTAGCCTCTAGTGCTGATATACCAGCTTTTAATTCATTCAGTTCATTTATGACTTTAGTGTTTAATTTTTGAACTTGTCTAAAAGTTAGACCAGCATCTACTGCTCTATACTTATCAACTAAACGAGCAGGTGTAGATATCTTATCGTATATAACATTTTTAAGACCAGGACCTAAATGGCGTAGTTGAGCATATGCTCCAATAGAAGCGGCAATACGCAAAGATGAATCTACAGTATTACGAATGGTATAACCTAGACGTAATAGAACTGCTGCTTTAAACATATCTTGAACAAAATCTAATGAATTAAATACAGCATTTCTAGTATTACCAAGTAAATTGATTTGTCTAGCATTGCGCCTTAACATATCATCCATTAAATCAAAATCCATTATAGGCAAGAAGTTGGCAGTTTGTGACTCTAACTGTGGAATTTTAATAATAGAACCATCAGTATCTACCATAAAACCTTTGTCTTTAATAGACTTTAATGCTGAGGTTCTAGCGCCTTTATAATTATTATAAAGATCTGTGGCTACTTCCTCGCTAACATTGTATTTTTTAGCAAGTGCTCTTAGGCCAGTGCCTTCAAGATTTAAAGTTGCTGTGTATTTTGCTTCTGGTGTAGATGCTTTTAGATATGGATCTACTAAAGCCTTACTCTCGTCTGGTGTTAGATTAAGTCTTTTTTCTAATCTGGAAACGTTAGCAATAACTTCTCTATAAGAATCTGGATCGTTAAAATCTACTAATCCTGCTGGGCGTTCTCCTGCTAGCCAGGATACTTTTTGATACATCCTATGAAAAGGGGTAGGTTGAAATATCTCAACTTTAGAAGCCCCTACTGTTTGATCATAAAATTTAAGTGATCTAGATTTAGCAACAAAATCTTCCGCACCCTGTAATACTTTACCGGTAGTGCGAGTTAATGAACCGCCAGCCTTACCAACCTCCATAAGATCAGCAAAATATTTATCATTTGCTGCTAAAGATCTGTAGTTAGCTAATGCTTCATCTACTACCGCTTTGTTGTCATTTAAAAATGGAAGCATACCTGAGCCATCAGGAGCAGCAAATAATTTAAATTCATCTACTGCTGATAACTTACCACGCTCTGCTTCTAAAGCATCAGTTATATATTTTCTTTGTAAACGTAAATCATCCATAGCCTTAGGATCACCAAGTGCTGAACGAAGAATAAGCGCAGTTTCATCTACATCTATTGAATCACCTAGTAGGTGGGCAAGTAGTCCTGGGTTAGATGAAGATTTAACCATAGGATGAGATAGAGCATAGGTTGAGTTATTATCTGTAAAATCTTTTAGTACTTTAGTAAAACGATTATTTACACCGTATTGAGCCTTAGTAATATCTTCTGCAGCTTTAGCCACTAGATCTGCGTTCTTTAATTTACCAGTACCAAGTTTACTTTCTTTTAATACCTTAACACCTTTAGCAGCACCTATTGAAACATCACCAAATAATTGAATACCAATGTTTCCCGCTTTTTCTAAAGCACTAAACATACTGCTTTTGTATGCGGCTTCGCGTTCTCTTGGATCATAAATATTAAATTGTGGATCATAAGATAATCTAGTTGCTGAAACGGTACCGGAAAGGGCTGCCTTACCAAAGTCTATTTCTTGTGCGCCTTTGTAAGCTCTCTTCCAATCATCAGGATTAAAAAAACTTGCTTTACCACCTGATACTTGACCTTGCATTAAAAAATAAGTAGATAATGGTTCTCTAATTGCTTCTTGATTTACTTTATATAAACCTTCAAGTGCTGGAGCTAAGCCAGGGACTTTCATAATAGCACCACCAGCAGTTGCCAATGGTTTAACTATATTTTCGCCCTCTTTAGCAGCAGCAGTTTTAAATGGTTGAACAAATCCATTATACTCTTCAGCATCATTCCAAGGAGCAGTACCTACATCCCAAGCAAATTTTGCTACTCCACCTACTGAACCTACTACATCTCCTGCAAAATTAAATGTACCCTTTGCAGCATTAGATGCTATATCACCGATTCTGTTCCATACACTCACAACTGATCCTTTAATTGTCTAATAGCTTTGCGAGTTTCTGGTGATGTATTAGGTAGATCTGAAATGTAAGCAAGTACTGGCATATAAGATGAAATTGCTGCTCTAAAATTTGTGTCATCTGGTTGGCGCATAGCAAGTGCTTCTGATCCTGCGCCAGCACCCATATCAATACCATTAGTAATAGGTTCTTCTGGGCGTTGTGATGGAGCAAACAATGGAGTTACTGGTGTTTGTGGATTAGCAGGTCTACCACCTACATTATCTGCAATACCACGAGTCTTTGCTTTTGGTGCTGCTGTATTAAGTGCAGCAGTTTCGCCACCTTCTCCGTATGATGTTGAACCTAAACTCATATCTGTTCTCTTGGAGTATTTACCTGGGCCTGATGCGCCAGCTAATGGACCTCTTGCCATTATTCCTCCTTTAAAGTTTCTAAGTCTTGCGAAAATTGTTGCCAAACTTTTTCTTCTTGGCTCTTCTGAGTTGAATGATAGATAGCTAATTGGTGCAGATCATCTGCAAGTGCTTCTACCACTGATGTTAAATTTAAAAAGAATCCTGATGCTATTACTAAGTAATCGGACAGTCGTACTGGGCGATTAAGATTGTTATCGTTATTCACCCAGTACTCCCGTCTGTAAAAATAATTACGCTTTTTTTCCTTTGCGACCTGCTGGTGTCATACCAAAAAACACTTTTCCACCTGCTGGCTTAGAAGTGTCCTTCTTACCCTCTAGCGGCTTTGACATAGGTGCTGCTGCTCTTGATCCTTTATTCATTTATTCACCTCCCTTATTTATGCTGCTCCGCCAATAGAGGCGAGTAGTTGTGCGATATCAGGTCTAGGTCCAGCAGCAGGGGCCTCTCCGCTTTGTTGTTGTTCAGTTGGCTGCGAGGCAGGAACGGGGGCCGTTCCTACTGCTGGAATACTAGCTTGTTCTGGAAGTGCCGGTGCTGTTGGTGCTACTGGCTGTGGTTCTGGTGCAAATGCTTTTTCTATAATGTTTTCTAGTTGGAAACCTTTTTGTCTGCCTTGGATTACTTCAGCAATTCTTGTAATGACTTGAGATGGGTCTTGACCTTGGGCAGCAAGTGCGGGAATAGTTTGTGCATACTGAGCAACAGCAACGCGAAGAGAATCACGCATTTCTTCAATGTCAACTCTTTGCTCTTCTTGCGTAACATTTAACTCCATTGGTATTTCTCGGCGGACATAATCACGGGATACTAACTTATCGCTACGCATTTGTAGTAATGCAATGATGGCACGGTTAGGATCCATACCAGACATAATGCCGTAACGTACATCTACGCCATACTCGCCTTTAATATCACGAGATGGTGTGTACTTCATTGTATAAGGTGTACCGTCATCGGTTCCCTTGATAGTCTTGGTCATATTACCAAAGACAACCTCATCTACTTCAAAACAAAGTGATGTTAACTCTTGGAATAATCTAGCAAACTGCGCTTGTGCTGCTTTAACTTGTGTATCAAAGCCAGCTTGTAATGCTTGAACTCCGCGACCTGTAACAACAGAGGCATCAATATTACCTGAACGAGATTCAGGGTAACGAGAACCTAATCTTAACTCACGCTCAAGGACCCCAGACTCTGTAAATACTCCTGCTGGTAGTTCTAGTGGAACTCTGCGGATACCTTGTGGATTAGCAGAACGCATAATTGCATCTGGTCCTAGTGCTAACTCCTGAACATCTTGTGGAATAGCAATAGGTGCTTGAATAGATTTCTCTGCTGCTTGGATCTGTAATACTGCAAAGCGAGCACGGGCTAGTTGAACAGAAAGAACATCATCAAACTGTCCACGAGCTTCTCCATCTAAAGATGAACGAAGTGCAACTCTTGCTAAACACTTACCGACTGGGTTAGGTGTATTAGATAGAACTAGATTGTTACGCTCTGGTATAAAAATTAAGTCTTGATCTTTATCGTGGTATCTAACAATAGATAGATAAGGGGAAGCATAAGAATAAACTGTTCTTCCAACTATCTGATCGTAGTACTCAGGATATTGGGATGCGATAGTTTCAGCATCGGATGCAATGATTTGTGATATAGATAGGCAACGACCAAAGCGGTCTACCTCAGGGTATACACCAAAAGGATTTAGTAAACGGATACGAGGATTGTTTGTCTCATAATCCATTTCAATCATTGCTGGCAATAGACCGTAGGTATTAAAGTAATCAGCACCGGTATACATCTGGATCTGTAGATCAGATGATGAGATGTAGTAGTTTGCAATGCGAGTTCTAGTATCAGCAGCACGGCGTTGGGTATCAGATACCATATTAGTTGCTGCACAGTTAAATGATGGTAGTGGCGCCATTACCTCTGCTAGATCACGGGCAGCTACATCTACAAAGTTTGCAACTAAAGGTTTTGGGTAATCTTCTGAGAACATAGCTGGATATACTTTTGATATATCACCTTGGCGCACAGAAAGAACATCGCGCATACGCTGGTCTCTGGCTGCATAGCGGTTCTTCAACCGATCTATCTTTGAGACTACCTCTTTAGTTGATAACAATATTGCTCCTTAAATAAACGTGCGTTCCTTCTCAGCAAATAGTTCGTCTAGATTAACGACTGTTCTCTTGCCCTGTTCATACTTTGATAGGAATGGATTTTTCAAGTGATGAGTCTGGTACTTACCATAGTTGAGCATCTCTCTTGCTCTGATCTCACAGAACCAAAGAGCCATTACCATATCTGTCTTACCCTTAGTCGTAGGAGACCAAGTAATTAACTGCTCTATTAGAGCCTTAATGTTTTCAGTTTGATCTGAAGGTAAATGTATTAGGTTATCCCTATGGTGCTTGCCATCAAATTGCTTAGTACCAAATAAGGTAGCCATAGATGCAACACCGAAACCTGCATCCCATTTATTATTACCAGTATGGTGTTCTTTAAACTGTACACCTTTAGATGCTAAGTGCATCTTGATACCTTCATCTTGTGTTAAGAAAGACTGAAATGCGTTCTTCTCTACTATCCATTCACTGGGACCATACAAGGATGTCCAGTCAAATATTAAATTTCTAATAGCAGCAGGGCTAGGCCGAGTAATCTTAATAGCATCTACGATATAGCGTTTGTTACTAGCTCTATCAATTGCGTAACAGACTGCTGCGGTGTCACCTATCATCGCAGGATCTAGGCCACAGATATAGGTAAAGCCATTTAAATCTCTTGGGTGTCCAGGATGACCTGCGGTTAATCTACCTGCCTTACGCATACCATCAATAGATCCACGAACACAGACGGGGTCAAAGGCCGCATCATCTGATATATCTTGTTGCTGGTAAATCAAAGCCCAGGTTGAAGCATCCATAGATTGGCGTTCGTTATATAGGTTACGCCCATTCCATCTAGGGTAAAGATTAGTTACTGGATCCTTCTCTTCTTCCTTCTGACCATCAAAGGGTTGATCGGATGCGGGCCATAAGGTTTCCCACTTATCGGGATCATCATCTTCTGTAAGTAGAGCTGGCATTGCTAGATAGGACCAAGGTACTAGGCCACCAGGATATCTATCGTTGTTGCGTAGTTCTTTGTATAGATCAACTGAGGCAACACGAGTACCAATTACAATTAACTTACCAGTAGGGTTAAGACGAGATCTTACATCTTGGGTTAACCACTTGATCTGTCGTTCAAAGTCATTAGCATTGGATAGAGTTACAGCATCGTCTACTATAATCATATCTGCTCTTTTACCGTAGATCTGACCGCCAATACCAACTGCTTCTATATTGGGATCTTTCTCACCGGATTCACGCAATTCATCACCGAAGGTAACGCGAGTTGCTTGCCAGGAGGCGCTCTTAGATTTAAAGCCGATACCGGCAGCGTAAGCTGACTGTAGGGCCTCATACTGCGGATGGGTAAGTCTTTGCTTTATAGCGTATAAAAAGTCTGCCGCAAGGCGTTGGGTCTGGGAAACTATAAGTACTCTAAAGTTTGGGTTCTTACAGACCTGCCAGGTGACGTAGTCAATTGTAATAGTCATTGACTTGGCGTGGTTGGGCGGGATGTTTAAAAGTATGCGGTTATTAGCTAATCCCTTTTCATACTTCATAGAGGGGTGCAACCAAGAAGGCTCACCAGTCTCAATCATATCTACTAAATTTTGTTGATGGGGGAAGGTTTTATTATGTAAGAAGCGATCCCTGAACTGGGCGAAGGTAATCTCATTTACATCACCTAGTGCGTAGTTCTTATCCCTTAGACCAAGGCGGGTTCTATCTACCTTGTCTGCAAATATCTTATCTGTCCTGCGGTAGTACTCGTAAGTCTTAATAGATTTACCGGCGGAGGCACAAGCCTGCTCTATAGTCATAGATTCAGCTACAGAGTTTAAGATGATTCGCTTGGCGATATCTGCTGAGTTCTCAGCCATAAACTCCTTATGTGGATAAACCTGTGGATAAGTCCCGTAATTGAAATTTTTTAATTTATTACTGGGCAAGGTATTGCCTCAACACAAACCTAAAGGTTTGCTAATAGGCCCAGAATATTATACTGGAGATAATATTACACTACACCTGCCGCTTTGCGTATGTTTGCTGGTAACTCCCGAAGGAGCTACAGCGACTGAGGGG